AAAATATAAATATATGTAATGAATGTAAGGGACATTCAGGAGCTGAAAATATTTTTAATCTAATAGGAGAAAAACGATGGGATTTCAATTAAGCCCAGGCGTACAGACTAAAGAAATCGATTTGTCTACGTCTATTCCCGCGGTTGCTACCTCTTTAGGTGCTACAGTTGGTCGTTTTACTTGGGGTCCGGCATTCGAGCCAGTACTATGTACCTCAGAAACCGATCTAGTTAGCGTCTTCGGTCAGCCAACCAACGACACATATCCTGCGTTTCTTTCTGCCGCAGCCTTCTTGAAGTACACCAACAGCCTACAGGTTGTTCGTGTTGTTGACTCAGGTGCTACTAACGCCGCACCTAATGGCAACGCAATCAAGATGAACGGTAGAGAGGATTTCGATACGCAACAAGAATCTGGTAACCTTGTAGAAGCATTCTACGCACGTTACCCTGGAACATTTGGTAACGGCATTTCTGTTGAAATGCACGATGGTAAAACTGTAGTAGACGGTAACGGTGACGTTATTGACTCTTGGTCTCACTGGCAATACAGCGGTGCTTTCGAAGTACAACCTGACGCTTCCAATAACGAAATTGCTATTGCTGTAATCATCGATGGTGCAGTTGTTGAAACGTATTCTGTATCACCTGTTGAAGGTGCTAAAGACGCATTTGCAAACAACATCTTCGCTGATGAGCAAGTAAACAAAAAATCAAAATACATCTGGGTTAACTCTGCTGAGATTGACATTACCAACAACGAAGGCGCACAATCGTTCGCATTCTCTGGCGGTCTTGCTGTTTCTGAAGGTGTTGCCGCTCACTGTGACGATATGGTTTCTGCTGATGAAGCCGATTGTGCAACAGCTGGCGCCAACTGGGTTCCTGCAGTTGCCGCTGGTACTGTAGGTATCAACGAATACACTGAAGGTTGGGACAAGTTCGCAAACGCAGATGAAATTAACGTTTCTATCATCATTGCTGGTGGTGTTACTAACGAACCAGAAGCTACTGTATCTGCTGTACAGAAGTATATGGTTGAAGTTATCGCAGAAGGTCGTAAAGACTGTATCGCTACACTTTCACCACCTAAAGAAATGGTTGTAAACGTTGGTGGTGCCGCTAACGCTGTTAAGAATGTACAAACTTGGAGAGTTTCTACTCCATTCAACGTTGCATCTTCTTACGGTACACTAGATGGTAACTACAAGTACACTTACGACAAGTATGCTGACACTTATCGCTGGATTGGCTTCTCTGCTGACGTTGCGGGTCTAATGGCTCACACCGACTCAGTACGTGACGCTTGGTGGTCTCCAGGTGGTCTAAATCGTGGTAAGATTAAGGGCGTTGTTAAGTTAGCTTATCAGCCTAACCTTGCTCACCGTGACCAGCTGTATATGCTACCATACGGTGTCAACCCAATCTGTTCGTTCCCAGGACAAGGTACTGTTCTTTGGGGTGACCGTACACTATTGACTAAGCCTAGCGCATTCGATAGAATCAACGTTCGCCGCTTGTTCATCATCTTGGAGAAAGCTATTGCTATCTCTGCGAAGTACTTCTTGTTCGAATTCAACAACGAATTCACTCAAGCGAACTTCCGCAATATGGTCAACCCATACTTGCAAGGCATCAAGGCAAGACAAGGTATGTACGACTTTTACGTGAAGTGTGATATGGAAAATAACACACCTGAAGTAATTGACTCTAACCAGTTTATCGCATCTATCTTTATCAAGCCTTCGAAATCAATTAACTTCATTACTCTGAACTTCGTTGCCACTAAGACTGGCGTGGAATTCTCAGAAGTAATTGGTCAAGTATAAGGAGATAGGAAATGAACGTAGGTAACTTTTCAAACCAATTCCCTACTGGGGATTACGCTCGCCCGAATCTCTTTCAAGTTGAAATTGAAGGAATGGATGGCAAGTATACTATTAAAGCCGCTTCACTACCTGCTACTACAGTAGGTATGGTTGAGGTTCCTTACTTGAACCGTAAAATCAAAGTGCCTGGCGACAGAACATTTGCTGACTTTACTATCACCGTTATTAACGATGAAGGTTATCTGTTACGCAATGACTTGTTGAACTGGCAGTCTGATATTCAAGGTTTCAATGGCTTCCAAGCTAACTCTGATGTTGTTGGTTCTCATAAATCGATTAAAGTGACTCCACTTAATCGTGATATGACTACAAGTCCTGACAACGCAGTTGATGTTTATGGCTGGCCTACTGAGATTGGCTCAATCGACCTTTCTTGGGAAACTACTGATGCTGTTCAAGAGTATACTGTAACATTTGCAGTATCTTGGGATAACTCAGGCGTTTAATAACTGAGTATAAATATTATAGAATTAATATTTAAAAAGGTGAAATAAAGGTATGGAACTATTCGG